CGATGAACCAACAAGAGTTTCCTACACCTCCGGTCTCAAAAGACGGAAGTGTGGATTGGATGGAGGAGAGCCCGGGAAACCCTTTCCCGGGACGGAAGAGTGTGATGAAACGGATCATGAAAAAGGTGATCCTACGTGCGTCTACTGGAAATTGGTCGTGCCGACGTATTTGCTTTGATATTCTCATGAGCAAACTCGGTATGCCAGTAGTTCCTCGGCAGTACGTGGATGCGGCTTTGATTGATCACCAGAAGGCGTTAACGAAACCTCTGGTTGCGGACGATTCCGCCGTGATGGATGAGGTGAAGCGGGAGGTGGAGCTCATTTGTAAAACCATCTTCCAGTGTCCAGAAGGTAAGGGTTCCAGGGTAGGGTGCGCCCCCGGCAAGGTATTTCGCCATCGTGATCTGATCCCTTCGATCCGGGCCTCGTATGAAAGGGGCCTGCAGGATGGGGGAGGTTTCGGAGAGCTGTTTGACGGCTTCTGCGACTTCCGCTTTCTTGATGGTATGAGCTGTTTTTATCTGATGGGTATGACTGAGGTCAGACCCGGGAAGGTGGAATCGGTTTACTTCCAGGATTGGTCAGATGTGGTGGCGGATTTCCAATATTGGGTTGACCAGCAATGGTGCCCCAGATTGGATTTTCGCTTGTCGGCGGTCCCGATTGCTATCAGGGAACCGTTGAAGGTGAGGATCATCACCAAGGGTCAAGCCGCTGAATACTATCGTGCGCTGGAGCTCCAGAAATTCATTCATGGGGCAGTGCGCAGTCATCCAGTATTCGAGTACATCGGCCACCCAATTGATGATGTTTCGTTCAGGAAGGCGTTTGGCACAATTAAGGACTTAAAGGACACTGACTTTTACGTCAGTGGGGATTACCGTGCGGCTACAGATAATTTGAATCCGGAGTTATCCGAATTCTGTATAAGTAGCATCATGGCTCACTCCTACCTTTGGTCGCCCAACATCGAGCCTGAGATCATTCGGACGTCTTCAGGGTTACAGGTAACGCGTGACCGGATGCCCGGGTGGACACCACTTACCGACACACCTTACGGAAAACTGGCTCTGAAATGTTTAACATTTCACGGTCTTGAATATCCCCATTACTCCGAGAAGGGTAAGGAGATTTTCCGTGAGAAGCTTCAACAAACATGGGGCCAGCTCATGGGGAGCCCTGTGTCTTTTCCTGTCCTCTGTATCGTAAACGCCGCCGCGACATTGGTGTCGCTCGGCGTCCACTTCGACGATCCTCGAATCGCGGATGGTACCTTCCCGCTGAAGATTAATGGAGACGACGTTGGTTTTATTGCCAATGACTCCACTTACTCTCGATGGAAGGATGTTACCAAGCGATGTGGTCTGGAATTTTCTCTGGGTAAGAACTACACCAGTCGAGAATTCCTGATCATGAATTCGGAATTGCGTCGGCCCCCTCAAGATACATGGGAATGGGTTCCTCAACCGCAAACACTTGAAAGGGAACACGTCGGATACGCGGCGTGTTTGGAGCCTTACGTAAACAGGCTTAAAGGTAAAGTTTGGTCTTATGAGTTCCAAGACAAACTTTATGTGCAGAGGCCGTGCGTGTG